TTTTCTACACTGATTGGATAGACTATACAGAAGAAATGACAAACGAAGAAAAATGAATATTATTTCAAGCTATTTTAGACCACGAAAATTGAAAACCTATAACTAATGATAACATTGTTATAAGAATGATATTTCCGAGAATAAAAAAACAATTAGATGAAGATAAGAAGAAATGGCAAGAAGAAAAGAAAAAAAGAAGTGAAGCTGGTAAGAAATGAATGAAGTCTAGGTGGTGAGTAGACAAAACCAATAATAACACTGTTATAACAAATAATAAGAGTGTTATAAAAGACATAACAAAAATAACTGATAATGATAATGTTAATGTTAATGATAATGTTAATGATATTAATAATAATAATACTATCGTATTAGAGCAAGCTCCTGTTTACTGAAATAATGACATAAATGATATTTTAGAAAGAATAAAGATATATAATAATTGAATAATTGACTGAACCGTAAAAGAACAGCGTAGATATTGAAAATTACTTCTGAATAAGGTAAATAAAATAGAGAGTGTCGAAAATTGAAAATATAGTGCTACCAATTTATTAGACATAATATTAAATATTGTAAGCAAAAGCGAATACCATAGTCATAAGATAGTCTGACCGAAGAAGATATATTATGAATTAGCTTGATTGATGCAAATATGTAAACAAGATATACAAAAAGAAAAATGAAAAGAAGCAAAAGAATTTTAATTTATCTTTATAAAAATGGAAATTAAAAAACGAAAACAGCTTACGCATATCTTATTGAAAGATGGAAGAATACTTGTTTCTGAAAGCTCCCCAAAGGAAATAAATGATTGGATAAATAACAATTCTCATATTCTTATAGAGTGAGAGTTGCACTCAAAGTATGATATTATAAGTGCTTTACCTGCTAAGATTGATGATGTAGAGTGACTTATACTAAATCAGCAAAAAGAAATACAAACTAAAATCAGAGAAAAACAAAAACGGCTAAAATCAGAGATGAATAAAGATATGTCGTTTGATTATGCTGTAAATTATATAAAAAATTTACAATCTAAACAAGAAAAATAATGGAGATAGGAGATCTCGTATATATACCAGTAAAAATAATATCAAAAGCTGTAGTAGAGGATATAACTTGAACTTATATAGATGAAAGATGAGATCTGGAGGATATATATTTTGTTGCTTGAGCTTGGAGATTATGAAGTGAATTAGTATTAACAAAAGAAGACTTGATTTTGTAGTACGAAACTGTATAATTACAATGTTTAGTCTTGTGGTTAATAAAAATATATCTTTTTATCTGTTATGGTCGTTTTGATTAAAATAGTAGCTCCAATACATTACACTATAGAATATAAGACCAAGAAGGATAAAACTATCCTATTATGAATGAACTGGTATAGGGACGCTCACTATATGCTAAAAAATAAAGTTAAGCGTTGGTTTAAGAGAATTTTAACAGAACAGATAGTAGAATTAAAACCATTTAAGAAAAAGATATCTATACACTATGTTTATTATCTCAAAAGAAAGTGAACAGACTTGAATAATGTCCATAGTGTAATATCCAAGTTCTTCCCTGATGCTATAGTTGAGCTATGAAGGATACGAGACGATACAGTAGAGTATATTCCAGATTCTAGAGAAACATTTTGAGGATATGATAAGGAGAATCCAAGAGCAGAAATATTTATTAGTGTTTATGATGATGACAAACAGACGTAATAATGTTTATAAGGTAGATTGAAATAGATTACATTGATATATGAAAATGCAATCATTTATGGAGTGAAGACCATTTATGGAGTATGTGAAGGAGGTAGTATGAATCAATTACAGTACACTATTTCCTATTAAGAGGAATAACTCTATGTATAGCAAAACAAAGCGTATATTAGATAGTTTATATGGTTGAGACCCTCTCTATGAGAGATTATATAAATGAATAGATAGACCAAAACCAAATAAGACAAAAAAAGTCTAAAAAAGACTTGATTTTGATATAATAACCCGTATAATAAGAATGTATTTGGGAATGAAAACGAAAGACCAGTCGTACTGGGTATTAAATCAAAACGCATTGCCAGAACAGTAACAAATCTTTTTATCTAGTTATACAAGTATCTATGTTTAATTCTACAAAAACAGAGTATCTCACAAATGTTAAGAAGTTTATGAACCCGTCTTCTCATATCAGAAGGCTAAAATCTTATTGACGAGATGAGAGGAAGTCATTGCTTGTATTTATTGTATTTGCTTATATTCCTACATATGGGGATATAGATGTGGACTTCATAAACTACACAAAAGATGAGTATGCAGAATTATGTGGATTTAGTTCACGAGAGGTTGCACAGGAAGCAGTAGAGAGATACAAAGCTCTACAAGAAGAATGTGATTACGAAAAAAGGGTATCTCATATATAGTACCCTCTATTTTATTATTTTGATTAAATTATTATGTGATTCTTACCAAACAATTACGAAGCACCTGAAACAGGAAACGAATTTTACAAACTAAAAAAATGAAAAAACAAATTTAGAGTAGTATCTGAATGTTTAGTTGGTTACGAGCATTGGAGTGAAGAAGAAGTAAATTGAGAGATTAAAAGGAAACCAAACAGAACAGAAAAACCAACTGGAGAAGAGAACGAGAAGCATTTTTGGGCTTTCTGTATTTATGATTACGAAGAAGAGAGAATAAAGATTCTTGTCGTTACTCAAAAATCTATACAAGAGAATATAGCAAATATATTACAAATAGAATGAAAGGAAGATATAACTAAATATGATTTGTATGTAAACAGAACAGGAGACTGATTAGAAACAAAGTACACAGTATCTAACTGAGATACAGAACAGGAACTTAGTGATGAAATTAAAGAAGCAACCAACTTAGCTTGAAAGGTAGATTTAGATATTCTATATAAGTGAGGTTATCCTATCGCTGAATCTATTAAATCAGATGAGGTAGAAGAGTTTTAATCTTATTGTCTTATTATGATATATTTTTCTCCTTGGTCTATATCTATGTTAAAGAAAGATAACCTCGCTTGGTATAAATGATATGTCAAAAATGTTTGGGAGTTTTGATTTAACCCATATATGAAAGTATGAGTATATCTTCATAAATCTTTAGAGAATCGAGCAATAGACGGTGTGTATAATAAAGAACTATACTTACATGAAATGAAAAGAGATTTTGAAAAAGAAAATTGTAGTTTGATATATGATGATATAGACTTTGAGAAAAGATTTAATAATGCACTAGATAAATTTATTGCATTAGATTATCCTAAACCAAATGTTGCAGAAAAGACCATAAAATACAGTTTATCAGACTATAGATGATATTGATTAAAGATTAAGGTTGATTGAATACGAGAAAATTGATGATGAGATTATAAGTTTGTTTCTAAGATAACACCAAAGGATAGGGTAAAAGAAAAGTATTGAGAATCTATTAGATTCTATCAATATGTTATGTATAAAACAACATTACAGAAACTAGATTGGAAAGTTATAGAGATACCAGTAGACGAATGAGATGTAAATATAATTAAGTTTGAGCGATCTGATGATATAATAACAGAGAACGAAGAGACAATAAGAAAATGTGTAATAAAGGCTGACTGGCTACAATCATTACCTTTAAATTCTATTTTGTAGATTTGATGAATTATAGATATTGTGTAATGTTTCAAGATATTAAAGATAAATGAAATATTGTTTACTATTATTTTAATTCAAGCACAAGAGATAATAGGGTATTGGAGAGTAAAGCTATGGATATGTTGTTATGGGATTGAATAACTTTTGAGAGGATAAATAAAGCAAAAAAACATTGATTATTTTTAGTTATGTAAAATTATACAAGTATGAATAAAGAGATTAAGGAACTGGCACAGTTAAATATATATATGAATCCTACTATAGAAGAAGCTATTGAAAAAAGTGGTATGAATATAGAGGATAGGCAAGACGCTATGCAATCTGAAATACTAAAGAATATATTGAGTAAGTGCAGAATAGATATAGAGAAAACAAGAAAAGACTTAGTAAAACCATACAACGATATAGTTAAACAGATAAATGCAAAAGCTAAAATATTGATAGAACCTGTGGAGCGATCTGAAAAATTATTAAACAAAAAGCAGATAGCTTATAATGAAGCTATTGAAGAAGAGAAAAGAAAACAACAGGCTGAAATGGATAAGTTAGCAATAGAGAATGATTGACAGGAGGAAGCTGAAGTCGAGAAAATGACTATTGCACAAGAAGCAAATATCCAAAAAGTGCAGAGATGAGTAAATTACAACAAAAAGATTATAAAGGTAGACTGGGAGTTGTTACCAAAACAGTATCGAAACATAAAAGATATGGAGATAACGCCAAAACAAAAAGAGATAAAGAATAGTTTGAAAATATGAATAGATATACCATGACTAATATTTGAAGAATAATTTATTTTCTAATGATTTTTGTATGTGAAATTCTTTAAGGCTCACAGAAATAGATATAACAGAAACTAAAGAATTGGTAAATGAAATAGATAAATATGTAGAGGAGCTAGATAAAGAAATAACCCAAGAGGGTATATGAGAATTAGAAGTTAATATATATCATTTAGCAAATGAAGTGTGGAGGCTAAAACTCTTATTGAATAGTAACGAAAGATTGCTTGCTATAGAAAAAGACAGGTTATTTAATCAATTAAGGCAACAAATGAATAGTGATTTAGCGACCACAAAACTAATAAATACAGATCTAAGATTGAGTATAACAGAAGTTGAACTACAAAAGAATCTTATTGACTGAATAAACGATAAGTTGTGGAGTGCTAGAAGATATTGAGATTATGCAAATAGTGCTAGGATTGGTATGTTAGCAGATGCAAAAAGACTTTAATATATAGATGATAAATTATGGTAGTGAGAAACAAAGTGTATATTGGTAGTTGAAAAGAGAGTAGCACCAATAAAGATATAGTTATATGTCAGATTTGTCTTGATGATATACCAAGAGAATCGATAAAAAGAAGCAGGAATTGAAAAGATTATGTAAATTTTGTTGTTTGAACAAGAAGAGAGCTTTGATTGAACCAAGAAACTCATTGATTATATCTAAAATTAGATAAAAGATAAAAAAGACTTGATTTTGATATAATAACCCGTATAATAAGAATGTAGTTGAGATAAGAGATTGATAGCCTTACAATCCAAAAAAACACAAGGAGCAAGTTATCTCATAAACAAGTTTTATCTGTAATGTATAAGTATGAATATTCTTATTTTAGTACTATGAATAAAGCTTCTTCACAAGTTATATCAGTTTATTTATACGGAGAAGTTATCTTATGGTATTGGTGCTATAATTCGATTATCTCTATATTTATATGTTACAACTGTATTGGCAGTATAAAAACAATTTATTTTATATTATTATTATTATTATGACAACTGTAAACATTGTAAAATTAGGTAGTTCTCCAGTATCTGTAGTATTGGAAAATTGAGGTACTGCGTTAGATGCACTCGTAGAAGGTGGGTTTAATGTAGATTCTATCACAGATGTAAAGAGAAATGGCTCTATTATATCTCTTGACACACAAGTAGATGATTGAGATATGTTATTAATTTCTACAGAAAAAATTAAGTGAGGTACGGAAGAAGTAAAAGAAAAAGATGTGTATTTTGCTTCTTTTGATCTGCAGGAAGCCAATAAAGAAATTAATGTAAATGATTGAAAGATAGCTTTTTCTGAAGGTTCTCTATTGCAAGACTTAGTTAAATGTGAATTACATAAAAAGAATGTATCTATGAGTCGTTTTGCTTGAATTATAGATTCAGAATGAGAGAAAGTTAGTTTATGAGATGTCGCATTAAATTGAGAATCTTATAAGATATTTTATAAAGGTATTAGTGAAAGAATAGAAGAAGATTACTAGAGGTGTAACCACACCTCTTTTTTACAAGTTAATATTTTGCAAGTATGGCACATATTCACATATCCCCAAAATTCAAAGATACCTTATTATCTATAGAATGATTTATTAAAAATCATTTATGAATAGAAGATTTTGATAATGCTAGGAATGAAAGTTTAGCTGTTGCTATATCATGATTCATTATTAGAAACAATATTATTCTTTACACCAAAGATTGAAATAGAATACGTTGAAGTTTCTTATGAACTATAAGATGAATAGATATAGATTATATATGGACAGATACAGAACTATATTTACGAGAACCATTATTACAAAAAATAAAAACTATATATGTACACGAAGACCCATTGTTTGATAAATGAGAGATATTGAAATTTAAGAGTGGAGAGGAAATATGTAGATTAATTGGGAATGTTGCTATTGATATGAGTAAATTTGCGTCTGAATATGTAGAATGTATATGATATGAAGGTCAATATGCTGTAATGTTTAGCTGATGAAAGACGGTTTATGTTAAAAATATTGAATGAACTATTGTTTGAGTTCCACAATCATTATTGACTGGGTCTGATGTAGTTAGTCTTGAAGAGGTTATAGATATGAAGATAAAGAATACCATTAGATTAAGGATAGAAGATAATAGAAAATACAAAGAAGAAGAAATCAATAATCTATATAGATTATCATTAAGAGAGTTTATGGAGAACGCTAAAAAATTATGAGATTTTTTGTCTGAAGATTTGGAGACAGAGGTAGATAAACAATATGAGAATATCAGAAACCTATCAAGTATTTTAGAAAAACATAATTTAGTTGATAAAGTTATTTTCATACCTAACAAATCTATAACTATATATACACGAAATATATATAGTGAATGAGATTCTAAATACCCATTATGAAGATATAAAATATATATTGATCTAATTAATTATTCCTTGAATATTAAGAATACTGTAGTTGATGTAGGTGGAGTATACCACCACCCTCATATAAATATTTCTTGAGATTGTTGTCTTTGAGAATACGCAACAATATTATCTAAGTTATATAAAGCACAAGACTATATAGCATATTGATATGCAATATTAGAATATTTACAAAGTTATTATGCAGATAGTGTCTACCAGAGTAGAGATTCTTTCGTGTCTAATCATAAACCAAAATTAGATCAATCTATACAAGATGAGCTTAGTGCTAAAATAAAAGAAACAGAAATTATTGTTGATTGAGTTAGTATCGTTTGAATCGAATTAAATAATCTTACCTATATAGAATTAGATATAGAAAAATTAAGAAACGAGTACCAATTACTTTGAAATTCTACCCCTGAAAGAGTAGCAAGAAGCGTACCATCAAAAAAAGCAGATGACTATATGTGGATTATGGGTAAAGTACAAGAAAGAGCAAAATGAAAATCAATATGGGATAAGTATATGATATATAATGATGTATTATATAAGCAGTATGTAGCTCCTAAAAACGATACAAACGCCATTACAGATAGTTTTATAAAAGCTATAGATCATAAAGTAACTGCACAGCAATTACTTACAGCATAAATATCCTTTAATTTAATAAATTATACAAGTATGTGAAAGAAAAAAAACACATGAGCAATAAAAGAAATAGATGTATCAGTAACTATGAAGGTTAGTTGATATATGAATGAATTAATAGCTAGATTACACGAAGACCACCCAAACAAAGAATGGAGTGGTATTGCAAAAGTAGAGAAAAAAGATTGATATTATCTACTAAGCGATATATTGTTTTGTGAACAGGAGAATTCTGCAAGCAATACAGAGATGACAAAAGAGGGGTTAGATTCTATAGCTGAAAAGATTATGGAAGTAGACCCACTAAATATGCACGAATGGAATTGCCGATTACACAGCCATCACAATATGGCGGTATTTTGGAGTGAAACAGATTGGGAAGCAAGAAATTGATTTAATGATTGAAATACAAAGCATTGGTGGTCTGTTGTTACTTCTTATCAATGAGGTAAGATGAATTATAAATGTTGATTAGATGTGTTTATACCAACAAGATTAGCGTTTAATGTTCGAATAGAGGTAGAACAATATAGTCCTGATGAGATTATGAGAGATAGGGTTGAAGATTATTCGTCCTTAGAAACTGCTTTAGAATCGTTGAAAGAAGTACATCTACAAGAAGAGCAGTCATTAGACATTTGAAGTATAGATTTCTCTGATGTTAATGATTATCTATGAGATTTACTTATGTGATTAGATTCTACAGAGGTGGAGGATATAGTAGAAGATAGTAAGGTTTCTTTATTATCTAAAAAAAGAGAATCGCTTACTAAAAAGTATGATAGAGATAGATACGAGATTATATCTGCTTTTTGATGAAATATTTATGACACAAAAATCAAAGAATTAAAAGATAATGAGATTGAGAAATCAGAATATATAGTTTGAGGATATTATTGAAATACAAATCATAATAAAGAATGATGATTTACAAAAAGCAAAAAGAAATATTGGGATAAATATAACAACCTATTTGATTAATTTTATTATTTATTGTTGAGATGACACAAAGACACCGTAACCAGTTAGATATATACGACCCTGAAATAGATTGACAAAAGAGTGTACTGATAGTATGAGCTTGATGAATATGAAGCACGACTACATATGCTTTAGCACAGATGGGTATAATAGATATAACAGTAATAGATTTTGATGAATTAGAGAATCATAATATAGCTACCCAATTCTATAGGGAAGACCAGTTATGAAAATGAAAGTTGGAATCATTAAAAGAGAATGTTAAGCAATTTACTTGAGTTGAGATAAAAACTATAGAATGATTATTCAAAGCAGAGTATGTAGAGTGAATGGATATAGTGATAATGTGAGTAGATAATATGAAAACAAGAAAGGAGATAGCAGAAGCCTGTGAGAGTAGCAATGTATCTAGACTTATAGATTGTCGCATGAAGGCAGAGTTCTTTGTCATATACAACTTTATACCACAGTACGAACTGGACTTATACTTACAAAAACGATACTCTGATGATGAAGCAGATGAAGAAAAATGTACATTGAAGTGAGTAAGTTATAATTGTTTATGAATAGCTAGTATATTAGCAAGAATTGTTAAATGAATAATAAAGGAAGAAAAACATATATTAGATAAGTTTGAGTTATGGGTAGATTTACATAATCTACAAATCACATAAAACACTTGATTTTGAACCATATAAAAGTATACTATAGTTACAATTTATTTTATATTATTATTATATATTATGAAAAAAGAACAATTAGAAGAATCATCATCAGAATGTGAATGACCATATGGTATAGATGATGTTTTTCGTTGTACTACTAAGATAATCGATAAATACATAGAGAACCACGATATCATGGGTTTTATAGGTTGTCTATTAGATGTAGAAATAAATATGTTAATTTCCTTACTTGAGAATGAAAGATGAAAGAAGGGAAGAAAAACGCAGGAAGGATAGATATATACTAGATAGACCAGTAAAGAAAAAAGAAAAACCTATAGAAACATGGGAAGAATTAGAAGAAAAAATAGATTAGCTTTATATTATTATTATATATTATTATGTTATTACTATGAATAATTATTTTAACAGCACCATTCGTCTTTTTCATACGATTTAAGATGAGATGACAGACTCGACAATTCGTAGCTTGATTATTTGCCTATTTGTTTGTCCTTCTTGCAATCTTTTGAATGAGTATGCAGAAAGATGAGCAAATAAGACAGGCAGAAGCTATTATATACGATTTCACAAGTTGTGTAGAGGCTTCAGTAGATTTTGAACAAATATCTCTATGTCATGCACTACTAGATAGTGATATTGTATTATACAATAGAGCTAATTATTAACCGTCTGGCAGGAACGATATACCTGCCTATTTACTTTGTAATGTAGAGAGATGGAATTACAGTATCGAATAGTAACTAGCAGAAGTATAAAATATGATAATATATCATCAGACGAAATGACTAATGATGAGCTAATAGAGGAGCTAATGCATGGTGGTGTAAACTATATATCAATAATTCCAATATACGATTATTAATAACCGTAGGAGCAGGATAGCATCTTGCCTTTAAATAAGGACAGTCAGACCAGACTACTTTGGAGGAAGAAGCTAGCAAACATCTCCATTAACTTCGAGGTACTGTAAGGCATGGAGAGGTGGGATTTGACTGTCCCTATATAAACCTTTTACAACTAACTTATAGATTATGTCGAATAAAAACTGTAACAACTGTTACAACTGTAACAACTGTAAAAACTGTCACAACTGTAAAAACTGTCACAACTGTAACAACTGTAACAACTGTAAAAACTGTCACAACTGTTACAACTGTTACAACTGTAACTACTGTTACAACAGTAACTGCTGTTACAACTGTTACAACTGTAACTACTGTTACAACTGTCACTACTGTAAAAACCTAAGGATGACAGAGCTAAACTACTTTTGTTGGGCTGAAAATAGTGAGGTAGATTGATATCAACAACCGAAATACAGAGTATTCAATGTACAATTAACTGAGGAAGAATATCATAAGATACCTAAGTTATATCACAGACTAGAGTTTGATAGTGGAGAAGACCCTTCTACAAGATACCAAACAGCGTTCAAGAAGATGCGAGATTGATTGACGACATCACAAAAACAAGAATATCTAAACATCCCTCACTTCAATGCTGAATGATTTAAGTTTATCACTGGTATAGATGTATCGAAGGAAGTAGAAGAATATACACTAGAAGAAGTATGTAAGATGTTATGAAAAGATATTAAGATTAAGAAGTAAACCTTTTACCCTTTGTTTATGCGAGTATGAAAGCCACAGCTAGACAAAAGATATCTATAAAAAATCTATTGTCTTATATAAGAACTTTGGATAAGCACTATCATAAGTGTATAACAAAAGAAGAAAATGATATTATAGAGAATATGAGTTTTGAGTTAGCTAGTAAACAAATAGATAACTTGATAGAAAGAACAAAAGAGAAAGACTAAGAATTAGCTTGGTCTTGAGAATAACCTTTTACCCTTTGTAAAGTAAAGCAGTGTTTACCTATCATAGGAATAGGTAAAGAAAAGTAGAGTATATTTTACCTCCAACCAACCAATAGATGACTAGAGAAATTAAATTCAAATTCCGAAGTGTATGATGAATGCATACTGTAGAAGAAATATACTTCATAGAGTGATTTGTATGGCTATCTGATGGAGACCAAAGAGATATATCTAGTGGAGTATTATTACAATACACCTGACTAAAAGATAAGAATTGAAAAGATGTGTATGAGTGAGATTTGATGGAAACATGAAATAGTAATATTATGTGAGTTGTATTCCAAAAATGAATGTTTGTGCTGGCTTATGATTTTTGAAATGCTGAGATAAGCATGGATTATAAAATAGAAGATTATATAGTTGTTGGGAACATATACGAAAATTATGATTTATTTTCTAATGCCAAATAGATGACTACACCAACACAAGAAGACAAGATAAAAGCGATCTACGAGAAGATACCTACAGAAAGTACAATGGTATATTGCATAAAATCAAAGTGAGGTACTAAGCAAGAGATAGAACCTATAAGGATATGAGATGCTTTGGAGTATATATACAGAGTCTATGTAGATTATGAGGAGAGAGAAGAAATAGTATTAGAACTATTTGCACTATGGTTCGAGAACTGATTACATAAACCACTCCCTCTTGAGTGATGAACTGAACGAGAAGACATAGTAGAATATCTTTATAATCTAATTAAGTAAGATATGAACAAATCACATATCATAGTGTTTAGCTTCTTGTTATGAATGATAGCCACTGTTGTTATGATAGTAGTTGTGTGACCAGAAGATATGTTGCCTAAGAAGATTGACAATTGTGATATGTCTTTTGAAGAGTATTGCGAAGGTAAGTGATGATTCATATTCAATCACGAGTACAATTGAACTTGATGTTATGATAATATATCAAGCAAAGTGGATAAGGAAATACCAATATATTGATGGGAGGTATGGTAACAACATCTTTATAATTTATACAAGCAGCATGGATAATGGAAAATGTATAAGACAATATTATTGTTTTAAGTGTGAGGGAATTGTAAATCCTTTGAGATTAGGAGGAGCAACATTCCAATGTTCTAAATGTGGTGTTGATATGACTTTGTCCGTGGTATCCCAATACGAAGCTATAATAGAAGAGCGGTCTGATTGTCTGGAAAAGTAGAGTATATTTTACCTCCAAGTTTCATATGAAAAATAGCAGAGATTTAGTAGAAATCTTTTTGAAAGATAATGATATTAATATTAATATTAGTGAATATATAAATATTTTGAAATGATGTTGTGATGTGGATGTTAATATATCTATTTTTGATGCTATAATTGTTGATGCATATAATGGTTTCTCAGAAGATGTAAAAGATATATCAAACTATATACACGCTACTACAGGAGTCTTTTTGGGAAGACAAGAAAAAATAGTTCTTAAAAAATCTCTTGATTATGGCTATAAAAATGATTTAGATGCCATTATAGATCCAAAAATAAAGAAGATAAATTTAAAACAATTGGTTATAGATCATAGAAAGGATAATTTCCAAAAAATAGTTGATTGTAAAAATATATTCTTTGAAAACTTGCAGGATGCAATAAAAAATAACAATAAGAAAAGAGTTTCTGACTATATTAATTTCCTTTATTCTAAGGTTCTTAAATATGTTGAATATAAAAATAGAAGTATTTATGATATATTCCAAGATAATAAGGTTATTTTAGAAAAGAATAATTCATTAGAATTGTTGGGAAGGTTTGAGTCTATTTGTATAGGTTATAAAAAGAAACTTCCATATATGGAAGCCGTCAATTTGTTTAATAAGTTATATAATGATGAGATACTGAATGATTGAAACAGTTTAAGTGATGTTGTAATATTTAAGTTAGACCAGAAGTTATTCAATAAGTTTTGATCTAAGAGTGAATTTATTTCATATTGTTTTTGATTGTTTGGTAAAATTTATTCAGATCTTAATAACCATAGAAGTTTAGTGGTTAAGATAGACAATATTATAGATAATAACATAAATATAAAATGGGAATTATATTCTTATTTGACTATTTATGCAGAAAACTTTATTTCATATGGTGAAAAATGACAATATTATAAATCTGAGGAAATCTGTATTGATTATTTAGAACATAGATATTGATTATGAAATACAGCTGAAAATAAAAATAAGTTGAAAGGATATTTTGAATGAAATCTAAATATTTGAGAATTGAATAGTTTTTGCGGTTTGAGTTTACTAAAGGGTGAAATAGATTATTTTAAATATATGTATAATGGCTTTCAATTCGTTGATTGTATTATTCTAAAATCTGATAATTGTTTTGAAAATACTAAGGAAATAGCTTTTATTGAAAATAAAAATGAACTTTTATTGATTTTTGTTAAACATCAAGTTGATGATAGAATGATCCCTTGTCCTGTATGTGCTTCTTTAAAGATATCTGGTAATTCTTATACATCTATAGGTATAAAAAGTTGGGAATGTAAAAATAATTTATGTTCTGATCGTAGTAAGACTAATAGATGAAAACGTTATTCAGCTAGGAGTAATGATATGCAGATGTGAGCTGCTAGTAATTTAAGATCTAATATTATATCAAAAGATTTAATCTCTAAATGGAGAAGGGATATCGTTTCGGAATCATCATACAACTCTTTATATGAAATGCTTATAAGATATTATTCGTATGATTGATGAAATGTTTTGTTTTTAAATTTTGAGAAATCCAATGTTTGTTCAGATTTAAATATAAGTCGTAATATTATATTTGATAGTGTTTTTGGGGTATTGCCAATTGATGCTTACCAACCTAACTTATTTATAGATTTTATAGATGGAGCATTAGTAAATAAGTTTATTTATGATAATGAATGATCACAAAAATTAAAAACAATCAAAATAGATGATTTAAGTTCATTTAGAATAGAAAATTCAGACTGTTTATCTTATTTAAAACAGTTGCCTAAGAGCTCAATTGATGGTATGGTCACCTCTCCTCCATATTATAATGCTAGAGAGTATTCTCAATGGAAGAATTTGTATAATTATTTAAATGATATGTATAAAATATGTAAATCTTCATTTGATGTAATGGTTGATGGAGGTGTGTTTTTTTATAATATTTGAGATATTTTTGATAATCCAAATACATTTGTTAAGTCTAAAATGGGTGAAAAAAGAATTGCTCTGTGAGCTTATATGATCCTTGCTTTTAAAAAAGCAGGTTTTGAATTGTTGGATAATGTTATTTGGGATAAGTGAGAAACACAAAGTAATAGACATAAGAATGATGGAAATTTTACGCCATATTATCAAAAGCCAGCAAATTGTTATGAACATATGTTTATATTTAAAAAACCGTGAAAACTAAGATTGTCTATAACTCCAATGATAAAAAACAATATACAAAAATTTTGACCTGTGATTAAAATAAATAGTAAGTGAGAGAATTTATTTGGTCACACGGCTCCTTATCCTGTGGTTTTGCCCTCACTTTCTATTAAGACTTTTACTAAAAAAGGTGATATTGTTTTTGATCCGTTTTTGTGAAGTTGAACTTCTGTTTATGTTGCTGTAAATAATGGTCGTAAGGGGTTATGAACAGAATTGGATAGCCTATATTTTGATTTGGCTGCTGAACATATTAAAAAAAATATTAAAAACTAACTTTTATATTCTATATACTATTATGAAGAAATCGAAGAGCATATATTATAAGAACATCTGAGATTGAGATAGTCGAGATACTATCCACATAGAAGTAAACGAGGAAGCCACAAACCACATACTTGTAAAGTGACGAAGTGAAAGGTGGAAATCTAAAGAGGAGCATATATTATTTTTCAAGAAGATAATAAAAGAGCTAGAGAAGTTTAAGTGATAACCTTTATATTATCTAAACAATAATGTATTGATTGTTGTATATTATATACTTATATTATAGTCCTTGCAGTAATACTATGGTAGCCAAACAGCTCGATTAGTTTTTGTATCTTAATAGACCTATGAGATTAGTCATCATATGATTATTACTCTTATTGATACTATGACAGACTAACGCTGTCACACACACACAAGAACAGATAGAACAGCTAGAAGAATGGTATAACGACCCTATACCATATTACATCCATTGAGATGTATACACAAATTCTCTAGTAGCATACGCACGAGCGATCTCACAAGACTTTGATTTTGTTTTGACTATCAGAGCAGAGAGTGGATTTAGACCATGAGCAGAATGAGATAATGGTCATGCGTTCTGAGTATGCCAACGAAACGATTTACATTGACGAAACCGACTAATAGATGACCCAAATTTTAAAGACGCTAAACGACAGATTGACCAATGCTGGAGATCGTACCAAATACGGTATGAGCGTGGTATTATTGGTAATCGCCTTTATGGTTATAATGTTCGTAATAAATATAAGAACGAGTTCGTACGAAAATAGTTGTTATTGAATATACGATTGAGTATTGTATGAGTATGTATGTAGATATGATTGAGTGTATCCGGATGGGAGTAAATGTAGATGTCAAAAAACTGAAATAAGATATGTCAAGCCATTATGTGAGTAACGGCTTGATTATTTTTTTTGTATATATAAAGTATGTTTAGTGTTATAGTGTATATATGTAAACTTTGCTTTATACTTTATATATATAATGACAAAAGAAAAAAGAGTGCTTACTTTGTTAAGGTTATCTAATGTAGGGATAGCAAAGAAGTTATTAAAACACACCTATTGAGATTATGGTAGGATTTGTATACAGAGGTTAATAAAAAAGGGTCACGATATAAGAACATGAGTTAATAGTTCTTGACAAAAAACTTACTACATACAAAGCAAGAATATTTACCTAGAGATTTTCTTAGTGATAGCGTATGTACTAATATCTTATGTTATGATATACCTATCATATTTATTTATCGTTCACGTTATATGAAAGAGTATGTAAGGATAGCTTTTGAGAGCAGATGAATAACACCTAGTGTATTCAATATCCCTATATGTGAATGGTGTAATAAAGTAAAGGCACAAGATACAGACCACATTTTTTGAAGAGGTGGCAAACATAACACAGAGAATAGAATGTACGACCCTGCGAATCTTATCCTATTATGTAGGAAGTGTCATCAGGACAAATGAGGCTGGGAATGGAAACAGAAGGCAAAGGAGATAGTAAAGAATAAAATAATTTGCTTTTATAAACAAAATCATTAAGTATAATATATTTATATATTAATTCCTATATATGTTAATATCAAAAGAAATTCAACGAGATATGTGACACAGAGTACCAAACCATAAAAGCAAGTGTAGAAATCTCCATTGACATAGATACAAAGCAGAAATTATTATGAAATGAGATATTATAGAAGAAAAAGGTAAATCAGAAGAGTGAATGGTTATAGATTTTTCTGATATAAAAAATATAGCTAATGGTTATGTAGATGAAAACCGAGACCATTGATATATGTATTATGTTTGAGATGCTATATGAGAATTAGCAGAAAATATGTGAATGAAAGCTATTGAGGTTTCTTTTATTCCCACAGCAGAGAATATAGCAAAACATCTGTTTGATATATTAAATCCTATGTTTGATGATGTATATAAATCTAATCTAAGGTTGCAAGGTATTAAATTACGAGAGACTCCGACAAGTTATGTTTTATATTCTCCTAACGATAATGTGAGATAAAAGCAAATTAGAGAATATATTTTCACAATTTATGAAAGAATTGAATTTAGATTTAACTGATGCTTCATTAAAAGATACTCCAAAAAGAGTAGCTAAAATGTTTATTGATGAAACTTGTAATTGATTATTTACTGAACCACCTAGAATAACAGTATTTCCAAATGACTGAAGTTATGACCAAATGGTGTTAGTTAGAGATATTCAAGTACAAAGTTTATGTGAACATCATTTTCAACCTTTTATTTGAAAAGCATATATAGCATATATCCCAAAAGATAAGGTTGTATGATTATCTAAATTTGCAAGAGTAATCGATTATTTTGCTCGTAGACCACAAGTACAAGAAAGATTAACTATGCAGATACATAATTTCTTAGTAGATGTATTAGAGACTGAAGATGTAGCTGTTATTATTAAAGCAGAACATTTCTGTATGAAGCTGAGATGAGTAAAAGACCCTTGTAGTGATACAGTAACAAGTAATCTCTCTTGAGTTTTTAGAGATGATAGTAGTCAATCAAGACAAGAGTTTTTAGCTTTACTTAAAATATAATGCAAACTTTATTGTCTTTAGTTGCTTGAACTGTTCTATGATTGATTTTTGCCTTATTAAAACTTCCATTACCAGCTCCTTGACATATAAATTGAGTGGTTTGAATATTATGAGTTTTTATTTGATATATGTTTATTAAAAAATGGCTGTGATATTAAAAGCAAGTGATACAAAGTGAGGATATATCCCAACTGAAGAGGAGAAGAAAAATAAGATGTTTGTTCCTTGAAAATTTAAGTTAAGTTGAGATTGAGTTTTTCATACAATACAATGAGAATGAACTTTTATATGAAAGCCAACTACTTTTATTAGACTCAATAATTGCAATCTTGCTTGTAGTCGATGCTTTGTGGGAAGTACTCCCGTAATGTTATCAGATGGAGGTTGGAAAAACATTGAGGAACTCCAAATAGGAGATAAGGTTCTTTCTCATAAAGACCAAAAAATAACAGAGAGCTGAGTAGAAAAAGGTTTTGTTCGTAAAAGTAAAACAGTTACTATAGTGACTGAGAATGGCGACAAGATTGAATGTACTCCAGATCATATGTTCTATACTAACAGACGTACAGGTAAAAAGCGAACGCAGAGATGTATGGCTAAGGATTTAAAGGGAGAGCATATAAAATATTTCCATTGATATCATTCTAAAATTAAGTTGGATGAACAATTTGCTCGTGGTTATCTTAAATGAGCTTATGTATGAGATGGTAATATAAGTAATAGTCATTTGTATTTTCAAGTATGTGACTTAGAGTTTGCCGAAGCTATTCAGTACTGTATCAATCTTTTATGAGGCAATGTAAGTATAACAGAGAGTAGTAGAAAAACTATTGTCGGAAAAACGATTTATAGAGTAACTACCTGAAAAAAATCAGTTATAAATCAAGTCTTAGAACCTATAGAGACAAGAGAAAGTGCTATAGGGTATATAGCTTGATTTTATGATGCGGAATGACATACGTGAAGAAATCAGATATCTTTTTCACAGAAAGACCAGAATATACTAAAAAGATTAAAATGAATGCTTTTTGAGTTTTGAATAGTTACAAGTGACATAAAACCAGTAACAAGAGCATCAGAGTTTTATATAACAGGTAAGAATAATATTAACACTTTCTTTGATATTATACCTATACAAATTACTAGAAAAATACCTAAAGATAAAAGGAATGTACTTAGTAATGTTTTAGTTACTGAGGTAATAGAAAATATTAAGGAGAAAGATGTCTATGATATCCAGACAACTACTTGAAATTTCTTTGCTAAGAACTACTTAGTAGAAAATTGCGATGCTTGGTACACACGAAAACAAGATGAAAAGGAATATTATGAAAGCGAAAATATAGATTGATTAGAATTATATACTCGTATAATAGAATCTCAAAGAGAAAAAGGACTCACTAATATCTGTAAAAGTCTAACCTTTACTTGATGAGAGCCATTACTCCAACAAAGAACTATATGACAATTTATAGAAGAATATTGAGATGAATTTACGAATATACAAATAGAAACAAATTGAACTATTCCTGTATTAGATAAAAGATTGAAATGATGTTATTATAATTGTAGTCCTAAAATACCTAGTTCTGATAATGAAACAAAGATAGCATTTAATCCTGTTGTTTTGAAACAATTAGTCGCAACAAATAAAGCTATATTTAAGTTTGTATTTTTAACAAAAGAAGATGTTGATTATGTATTAGAGACATATAAAGACATTATCCCATTGGATATGATTTGGTTTATGCCTGAATGAGTGACGAAAGAAGAGAACACTAAAGTGTTTGAAAATACGATTGATTATATTCTATCTAAAGGAGTTAATGTAACGATTAGAGCTCAAAATATAATGTGGGATTGAGCTAAAAGAGGTGTTTAATTTTATAATCTATTTATAATATGCATATATTACATAAAAAACAAAAACTCTGATCTCGCTTATCTTATTTATCTAAAATATAATGAAAAAATTATTTGTATCAGCTAAAGAACTGAAATATTTATGTAAAGAATTTTGTGAAAAAGTAAAAAAGATGTGAAAAGAATATAAAACTCTTATACTTATAACTAAATGAGCATTAATCCCTTGATATTATATTGCTGATATGCTTTGAATAAAAGATATTAGAACTATATGTGTAAATAGTTATATAGGGAAAAATCAAAGCTCATTACAAATACATTATATGCCTGATATAGATACAGACAATATTCTTGTTTTTGATGAATTGACTGATACTTGAGAGACTTTATCTTGGGTAAAAAGTAAAATGCCTATTGATAGAGAAATAGATTATTGAATATTATTTAAGTTTAAGCAATCATCATTTACTCCTGATATATATTGTAGAGAGAAATGAGATGAATGGATAGACTTCTATTATGAGAATTAAGTCGATATAGTGACTATAAACCTACTTTTATATTTTATACATTATTATGAAAAGCGTAATCGTATTATCTTGATGAATGGATAGCACAACATTGCTATACAAACTGAAAGCCGAATGAAAAGAAGTTTTTGCTGTATCTTTTGATTACTGACAAAAACACAAAAAAGAATTGTCGTATGCAGCTAAATCTTGTGAGAAATTATGAGTACCTCATAGGATTGTAGACCTTACAAGCATAACCGAACTTATATCAAACTCAGCATTGACGAGTGATATAGCTATGCCTGAATGACATTATGCTGACGACAATATGAAGAAGACTGTTGTTCCTAATCGTAATATGATTATGGCGAGTATAGCTATCTGATATGCTGTTAATATTTGAGCTGAAGAAGTAGCTTTATGAGTACACGATTGAGATCATGATGTATATCCTGATTGTAGACCAGTATTTATAGAAGCATTAAATAGAATAGCTTGATTAGCTAATTATGAAAAAGTAGCTATTTATGCTCCATTCTTATGAGGAGATAAGAATACTATCTTAAAAGAATGAATAGAGCTATGAGTAGATTACGCATTAACTTGGACAGATTACGATTGAGGAGAAGTACCTAATTATAAAACAGGTAGTTCTGTAGAAAGAAATCTAGCGTTTATAGGACAATGAGTTAAAGACCCATTGTATTCAGATGAATTATGGGAAGAAGCAAAAGGATATGCTTTATCACAAGAAAATGTTTACAAAAATAAATAATGAAATTATATTTGGCTTGAGAAAAAAGAAGTAATTTATGATTTAATAAAGCAAATATGAAATTATACTTAGCTTGATATAGTACAGGAAAGAAGGCATATCCACTATTACCTAGTGCTACATTAGCTCAATGTAATTTTCTTGAAACCTATCTTGCCGTTAAAAATAAATGATTAGCTCACGACTATAAGTTATTCAATAAAAAGTTCTTTCTTGATAGTTGAGCTTTCTCTGCGGCGACGCAATGAACCTCTATCTCTATAGATGATTACGAGAAATTCATTAAAGAGAATAAGCAATATCTTGAGTTATATGCAAATCTTGATGTTATCTGAGATTGAGACTCTACATTAAAGAACCAAGAAGAGTTAGAAAGAAGAGGATTATCTCCCTTACCTACTTACCATTTATGAAGTGATAAAAAATTCTTTGAGCATTATGTTCATAATTATGATTATATAGGGTTATGATGAATGGTTCCTTATGCAAACAAACCAAAGAAAATTAAACAATTCTTGGATTATTGTTTTTGGTATATTAATAAACATAACTTAAAAACTAAATGCCATTGACGAGGAATGACAAATCCAAAGCTAATGGCTAAATATCCATTCTATTCTATAGATAGCACTTGATGGTTAGCTTGATGAAAGTTTAATAGATTATATAGATTCCAATCTCCATATTTAACTGGATATTGAGCCAAAGAATATAGGGATAAATATGGGATTGATTTTTGAGTTAAACACTACTCAGAGAAGAATAACTCTAATATTATAGAGCTGTATAAGTATATGACATACCTTAGCGCATTACATAAAGCAAAGAAGATGGATTATTTTAATCATTAATTATTACTATGGCAGAAAGAAAAGTAGCACAAATGACTTTAGAAAAAAAGATTCTTTCAATAGATAAACTTATTCCGTATGAACTGAATAACAAAATACATTGAGAGAAGAAAGTGGATTTATTGGCAAATATAATAGATAAGTTCTCTTATACTGATGAAGTGATTGTAGATAAGAACAATATAGTAATAGCTGGACACGGAAGATTAAAATCTCTAGCTAAAATGGGATATGATGATGTAGAGGTAAAAGTAATGGATATAGACACCGAAGACGCTATAGCTCTTAGATATTTACATAACGAAATATCAAGATACGATACAGAAGATAATCTTGAAGCTATAGCTATAGAGATACCTTGAATGAGTGTTATACTAGAACAATTAGATACAAGTATAACAGAACTAGCACCTTACTTAGATGCTCCAACTTATAATCCTGATGATTATCAATCTGATCAAGAATGAGATACTAATATAGACGGAGAGTCTGTATATATAATTAAACCATCAGCAGATGATTGTATTCTACTAGAACAATACTTAGACGAAAATTCTATTTCTTATACTAAAAAATGATAATCTACACAACTATACAATCTATAGCAGATAGGTATCAAGTATCTAAATATATTGCAAATAAGCGATATGCTCAATGATGGATAAAAAAAATAGATAACCAACGCTGAGTAAAGGTATGATATGTGGTTACTAAAGAATTGTTGTAATATCATTATTTTAGTATAAGTCAAACAACGATATGGCTAATAAAACTGAGTATAAGAAAATGAAGCAAAACGAGAGGGTAACACTAAAGAAGCAGTTCTTTGCCTCAGATATTCCTGTTGTTAAGGATTTTATGAATGCACGAGGCTACAGCTGGGATAAGACTACCGAAACCTATACTAATTGATGGTTTACAGAGAAACAAGAGATGTTGGATAAGATTACAGAGTTAGCTAAAGACAAGATAATAAAAGACGGCGTAGACGAATATATTGTTCCAGTTGAGGATTTATACGCCATGAAGAAGAATACCGTTGAATTGCTCAAAGCTAAGCTAAACGAACTGGGGTTTAGGGCTAAAGAATGGGTAGAGTATATTAAATGGAAGAGGGATAAGAACCCAAAGAAATGAAAGCGAGAGTGATATAAACCTGATGAGGTAAAGAGTAGCGAGGTTATAGAGATAATGAATGCAGTAAAGCGTGAGTTATGAGAGCCGTTGACTATAAGTAAGATACATTCTACTATAGATATGAACGAGAAGTTGTCGGATGAAGAGGCTGAGATAATAGAGATGATAGATACTATGGAAGCACTGGAAGATTGAAAAGAGTAAAAGTATAGTATACTTGATACTCTGCCGATCTAAAAGGTAACTATACTTTACTTTTGGTACTAACAATTATGATTGGAGATATAAAGAAAGAGATACTGAATAACAGGAAGTTGCGTAGGGCTTATATGAATAAGAACCTATACCGTTATTGTAGATACTATTTTTCCAATTATTATACATTCCCTACGCCTGAGTTTATTCTGCCTGTTTACAAAGCACTCGAAGAATGAAAGAATGTTTTTTTTGAGGCGTTTAGATATTCTGCAAAAACTACATTAGCTCAGATGTATCTAAATAATGTCGTAGCGAATAGGAAGCGTAGACATATAATGTGGTATTCTGATACAGGAGAGGGTAGTACAGATAATCTTATGTATGTTGCGAATAGTTTTATCGAGAATGATAGATTTATTAGAGATTACTGACATCTATATTATGATGAGAATCCTACTAAGTTTAAGAGTAAGACGATAAAAGGTAAGAGTAAGTATATAACAGAGAACGAATGTTTGTTGTCTGGTATGTCTTTGGGTATGTCTCCTAGATGAAAGAACTATACTGCTACTGACTGAAAGTATAGACCAGATCTCATTGTGTTTGATGATATAGATACCAGTAAATCAGCAAGAAGCAAAAAGATTATAGATAAGAATCGAGATTTCCTTACACAGGAAATCTTTGGTGGTATAAATCCTAGCACACAGCTTATAGTTCTTGGTAACACGATTTATGAAGACTGACTTATCCCAAGACTTAGACAACATTTTGAGAACGATGAAGATTGGCTTATTATTAGACAACCAATATACGACCAAGATTGAAAGATAGTATGGGATAGGTTTGTTGAGACTAACGCTGAAGCAGAGGAGAAGAACCAATGAATTAAGAACCCTCATTTTATGTATGTTTCGTTAGAGAAAGAGCGTGAGAGGTTGGGTAGTATATCGTTTGGACAGAACTATCTATTGCAACCATATGTGAGATGAATGGTTATTGTTCCATTACATTTAATAAATAAGGTAAATGTAGACGGCTTCTATTTCGATAAGATAAGGATAGGTATAGATACAGCAATATCGAAGAAGACAGAGAGCGATAGAGTTGGTATGACAGTTACTTGATGGGACGAATGAAAGAAGTATGTGTTAGAATCTATTAAGCTTGAATGACAAGCTAAAAGAATGAGGAATCAGATTAAGGTAGCAAAAGAGTTGTACAATAAACGAGGCTCTCATACAGATAACATATCGTTGAATGTTGAGACCGTAGCGTTCCAAGAAGTGTTGGCTGATTATCTAAAAGAAGAACACATGGCAGTCAATCCAATAAAAACTAATAGAGATAAGGTTACGAGGTTGTTGGAGTATCAATGAGAGTTTGAGAGTGGCAATATATTCTTCAACACCAAATGATGTGAAGACTTGATAGAGGAGTTGTTGGCTTTCCCTAATTGAGAATTTGATGATATGGTGGATTCACTTATGCTAAGTTTCTGGGAAGAAGAGAACGAATGGGTAATTGTAGCATAAACATAAAATCTCTTGCATATCAATCTACAAAAGTTATTTACAATATGAGCTTTTATTTCCTTGTTATGAGTTATGCAATTCAATTTCTTAGGGAAGACATTCACTATATGAGATAATAAACAAGTAAAGACTGAAGATAATTTTATCACTAATGTATCGAATAGAGGATACCAATATGTATGACAGGATATAACCTCTTGTGGTAGAATCAATATAGATAGACATACAATGTATAGAGTACATAAGACAAACAAGATGGCGTTCTCTTACACACAAAAGATTTCGCAGATGGTTGGAGCTAAATGATTTTCTGTTATAGATTATGAAGAGAACGAGATTTCTGAATCAGAGCAGAGGAAAGTATTAGAAACATTATATTCTTATGTGTGAAGGAAACACGAGATGAATGAGTTTATCAAACAGTTCTTTGATCAAGCGTTTGCTAATGGGCAGGTATTTGCTGTACCTACAAAGATAAACTGATTTTGATTATTGGCTAGCACAGATGATTGGATAAAGTTGTTAGATGGTAGGGGTATGTCAATTAAGACAGATAAGTATGACAACCCTGTATCGTATGAATATCAATCTAAATACTGAATGGAGACTATATTTCCTACACAGATTGTAGATTACATAGCATATAGAGATATAGATTGTGTATATAGAGGAGAGAGTTTGTATCGTTCTGTAGTTATGGACGCTATAACTAATGATGAAGCGAGTAGAACCCAGATGTATTTCTTTAAGAATAATGCACAACCAAATTTGTTTATTATGTTGAATCCTGAAGCGTTCAAGTGACAAGATTGACCTGAGAAAAAGAAACAGTTTGATACTGAATGGGATAAGAAGTATAGCTGACCTGACAATACAGGTAAATATCACTCTTCTTATGTAGCTAACGATATAAAGACCCTGGATTTATCTAATGTGGATTTAGACCTTATCAATTTAAGGAAAGATAACGACGCTAGTTTGTCTACAGTATTTATGTTAGACTCTAGATTGATCGGTTTACAAAAAGATAGTGGCTCTTACGGAGAGGTTGAGGTAACGACAATCACACAAGGTAACGAACAGATAGATGCATACGGTTATATGTTCTCTGATTTCATAACAGCGATATACAAGAAGTTTATTGACCCAACATTTCAATATTATATAAAGCTAAAGAACGCAGAATTTAAGAATATATATAAAGATAAGGAACTATGAATAAAAGAGAGGGAGAAATGATTGATAACTCCTAACGAATATAGACAGAAATTTGATATGGTAGAAGCTACTGAAGAGGATATGAATATGTTTTCTATTATAGGTTGAGTATCTAACAGCACAAAGAAAGAGGAGGAGACGGTAGAATAAAAAAGTATTGTAATATCGTTTGGATTAGTTAATAAGAAGATAGGCTTTATATATTTATACCTGCTTATGGATAAAAAATTAGAGGACTTTTGAGATAAAAAAGAGCTAAAGGACTTTGTTAATGACAATGGATTTTTCTTTAATATGGTTGCTAACTCAATCAGTAAAGAGAATATGGAAGAAGCGTTAGATGATTTCACAAAGAACGCTATAGAGACTAAGATAGATGTACCAACAGGAGAGAACATAATGATATTTAAGTGATTGGCTTCACAAGCATACAAGAAAGGTGGTAAGAATAGGAACGGCTATAAGATAGACCCAAACGGTTGGGATTTCACAAACTACATGAACAACCCTATAATCTTGTTGCAACATAACGCTTCAACAGGAGGTATAGGTAAGGCTATCAAGTTTGATATTAATAATGATGGTTTGAATATACTGTTCTTTGTCGATCTGAACACATTAGACGACAAGACAAGATACCAAGTAGAGAATGGATATATTAGTGCTATAAGTACTGGACATATTACTGAAGAAGACGGAATCGAAGACAACAAAACAGGTAAAGTATATTCTATAGAAGACGCTATGGAGAAGTTTTGATGGGAGAATGTATGGTCTGCTTTTATGTGAGGAAGTGATCTATATACATATATAGTTACTAAGGCACAAGCTATCGAGAATAGTTTGGTTACTATTGGTTCTAACGAAAAAGCTATTGCATTACCAAATGCGATAGGTAAATATGCGTTAAACAGACACGCACCTTTAATTAATAAATTAGAAGAGATGAAAAAAAATGCTGAAGACAAAAAGTTAGAAGATGTTAAAGTTAATGAAGAAGACAAAGTAGAAGACAAAGTAGAAGAAAAAGAAACTGAAGAGAAAATTACTGAAGAAAAGACAGATGAGAAAGTGGAAGACAAAGTAGAATCTGTTGAAACTAATGATGAAGATAAAGTAGAGGAAGTAGAGGAAGAAGTTACTGAAGAAGTTACTGAAGAAGAAGCAGAAGAAGAAACTAAGGAAGAAACAACTGAAGAAGAAGACCAGACTCCCGAAGATACTTCTGAAAACAAGGCTGAAATTGCCAAGGGGGAAGAGGTAAAAGATAATAACATATCTGAAAATGATATGGTTACTCAACTAACAAACGAGTTAGAAGAGCATAAGTCTTTGCTGAAAAAAGCAGAGGAAACAATAGTAAACATGTCTAACGCTATGGAGGATAAGGACAAACTTATCAAGATGGCTAACGATTATGTAATATCTCTATGACTTTCTTTTGACGCTGAGGCTAACGCTAACGGTGATAAAAAGAAAACGATTCTTGAGAATAGAATCAAAAGAGCAGAATAAACTTTTATATTAAAATTAAATTATTATGAGTAAAGTAAATCAATCAATGTTAAATGCTATTGAAAAGGCTGCTAAGTTAATGAATACTGATTCGGTTGAAGCAATAGAGTCTTTCAAGAACGCAGTAGAAAAATCAAAAGCTAACAGAGAAGCTAACGGTGGTCTTGTTAATGTAAAGACAAACTCTTGACCAGACGAAACTATGTCTACAGGTAATGTAGGATATGGTGCTGAAGCAGTTGTTGGACAAGTACGAACTGATGAAATGTATTCTATGATTTCACAGATGCCAGGACTTCTTCCATTGCTTCCGTCTAATCATGGACAGAAACAAGGAGATACTGTTAATGTAGCTATCTACGGAGAAGCTGGACTAATGAATACAGCTACTGAACCTACAGGTTCACAAACTCTTGTTGATGTTACTACTGATAACGCAGTAGCTACTGGTAATGTTGCCGTTAAGATTAAATCTTTCAGAACTAAGGTAGGTATAACTAAAAAGGAAATGCACGATGCTATTATGGGAGGACAAAACTTCTATAGTTTCGTACAGAACAGAATCCTTTTGGCTGCACAAAGAACACTTGAAGCATATATTATCAACGCTGATGATAGATTGACTAAAGATGTTGAAGCTACAGCTAATGTAAACTTCTACGATATTCCAACTACTGGAACTATCCCTGCTGACGCTTACTACTTAGGTGGTGATCAAGGTATTAGATACAACGGTATCGAAGATGTTGACGGAATCGTTGGAGGTAATGTTGCATTCACAAGAGGAACGCTTCTATCTACTATGGATAGATTGTCTGACTATCTTGATGACTATAACAATCTTCTTTGGATCGGTAATGGTAAGACTGCTACTAAGATTAGAGGACTTGCTGAATACTCTACTATGGAGAAATTCAACGACCCAACTAATACAATAGGAGGACAAGTAATGGCTCCTGAAGGAATCAGATTCTACACAGCTAAACATAACCCATCATTTGTTGGTGTTAGTGGTAAGGTAGAGCAAGGAGTTGGAGCTGCTAATGACTTCAATCAATTATCTCTTATCCACAGAGCTGCACCACAGATTGTGTTTGGTAGAGATATGGAAATAGTAATGCACGAAGATTCACAACAAATCATATTTGATGTATCAATGCGAGCAGGTTGTAATGTTGCTTCAAGAGAAGCAGGATTTGGACCGTCTGTTGCTACAGCAGTAGTACAAAGATAGTTACCATAAGGGGGTAGGTGGGTTACGCCTACCTTACCTCCTTTTTTTAATCTTAAATATATGAGAATGATATTAAAGAACCGTACACAAGAACAGCATATATGAGTTGAAGTACTGGGTCGCAATGTCCAAGTATGACCTTGAAAGAGTATTGAAGTTAATGAATTGGTAGGTAAATGATTATTGTCTAATTACTGACATATCTTTATGAAAGTAGAGAGTGATAGTGATAAGATAGAATGAGTAAATAAAGATAAAGAATCTTTAAGAAACCAATTATCCGTAGTTCAAGAAGAGAATAAGATATTAGCTTGAAATATAAACACTCTTAGCGAAAAGAATAGTGCTTTAGAGGATATTATAAATACAAATAAAGAAACTATCATAAAGCTAAAGAACGCACTTGCTGAAAAATGAGAATCAAAAGAGGAAGAAGAAGCTGAAGTAGAACTTAGCGATTTAGAGAAAGTGCAGATAGAGTATAAAGAAATTACAGGCGATGATGTGCCAAACAATAAGAAGAACGATATAGAACGATTACAAAAGAAAATAAAGGAAGAGCAGAAAGATAAAAAATAGTTATTTATATATAACACATAGAAGAGATGTACACAACTCTAGCTGATGTTAAAATATTCTTAGGCATAACGGATAACAATAGCGACACAAGAATAGATATGTATCTTGCACAGACTAAAGCTATCTTAGATGTTTATTTATGAGATTTGACACAAGGTGCTAGAGTTTTTTATATCTCTTTTTGTGATTTCTATGACGGCTATTTTATAAGAATTTTGGCTCGTAATATCACAGCTATCACAAATATAAACAATATAGCATACACAGGTGTATTAGATACAGACTACCAAATACTTCCACCATACAATAGTGTATTGTATATCAAAGATTTTTGAGACTACAACACTAACCCTAATAGCTTCCCAAAGTTTCCTATAGAGGTTATTTGTGGGTATGTTAGTTGAAGTTCTGAGTATGAGTTCTTATGATTCTTACAGACTCTTATGGTAGAATGATTATACGCAAAAGAGAATGGCTTTGATGTCAAGAGTTACAAACTGTGAGATAGGTCATTTACATTTGCTGATAGAGATTGAATGGCAAATGATATAACTTCGTTACAATGACTTATGGAAACAACTTGACTGTTCAATGTATTGTCTATTTTACCACCTGTGTAGTATCATATAATGATGGATTATTTCTACGATAAGACTTGTACGATAAATAGAGTATCACAATCAATAGTTGATTGAGGAACCAAAGCTACACAATCTGTAATCTATACAGAAATACCTTGTGCTTTTTGGAGAGTAAAGCAAAGCAACTTCAAAGAATGAATATGAGCATTAGAAGAAGACGCAAGGAGTTACACAGCGAATGTAAAATGACAGTATGTGGACATAATACCCTGAGATTATCTTAAGCTCTTTGAACGCAACGGCTCTCCAATGGGAAGCTACATTATCCTTGATACTATCCAATATCCCAACTTACATTGAGACATAGATAACATAGCTTTAACAATAAAGGTATGGAATGGTTAAAATATTATTATCCAATACATCTATATCTAACTTCTATCTTAGAAATGTTAAGTCTTGAATAGATAAGGCATTGAAACTAAGAAACGAAACAATGAAAGTGATAAGTCCTACAGATACTGGCGATTACATAAGGTCACATAAGACTAAGCAGGCTACTATATCTTGAAACAGCGTTAAGTGAGCAAATATAAATGATAGCGAGCATGCGTTTGGAGTAGAGTTCTGATTTAGAAAGACACCTGTTAATCGACATAAGTGACCACCTAGAAATAGCTCTACTGTTATATATAGTGGTGTAGGTGCTAGGGTTATGAACCGTACTGTGGAAGATACTAAGCAACAGACTATAGACCTTATTGTTAATTCTTTGAATAGATGATTAAACAAATAACACCCAAGAATATATATACATATATGTCTACGCTTGTTCCTGTGACGAATGTAGCTACTATTTTCTCGTATAAACCCAACGAGGATTGAGTACCTGATACAGCGTATATGTATTTTGATTGCACAAATAGCAATAATACTGAGTTTGATAATTATTGAGAGGCGATCCGTAAATGTGAACTAAATATATATGTTGTTTGACCGTCCAACGACCCAACAAGATTAGATGAAAGCGTTGTAGATGATGTAATTAATATCATTGACGAGGAACTAATAACATATATATGTGATAGTATAGACCAAATAGATGATGTAAGAATACAAAACATAACATCTAGGAGAGATAGCCCTATGTGATATACGAATAAGAACAGACCAATTAAGGTTAAAACATACGATATATTATATTCGGCTAGACAATAAAAAGGTCTTGCATATAGTATTACTATGTATATATAGAAAGTAGGCTATTTATTATTTAATAGACCGTATGAAACTAAAAGTTATATGTCAGAATTTAAACTACAAAGGTAAAACTTATCAAAACGGATCTACTATGGAGATACCTGATTGAGATTACACATCATCATTAGCTAAGTTTACTGCTCCTTGTGATTGTTGTAAAGACAAGGAAGAGAACACAACTACAACAAAGAAGAAAAGAAGAAGAAGAAAGAAAAAAGATTGCAAAGATTGTTAAACCCTTTATCTATTATATATTATAAACATGGCTTTTACAGAAAACCAACTAACTAGAGCAGGAGATTTCTATTATTTCCCTTGAGGATTATCTGCCGCACCTACTATCCCTGTACAAAACGCTGCAGGTTCTAATCAATTAGCGATCAGGAATGTATTGGATTGACTAACATTTACATCTGTATGATTTATCAAGAATTGGGTAGCGACTCATACTCTTGAAAATGAAACAGTAACTATCGTAGATAACTGTTGAGCAGGAGAGATCGATAGAAGTGCTGAGAAATTAGCTACTGTTACATTTGATTGGGTGGATACGGGTAACCTAACAGCTTTTGCTGATATGTTTGGTATTATACTTAGTAATGTAGTAGCTTCTACTGTAAATATAACAGGAGAAACTGTTGCGTCTTGGGATCTGTGAGTACCTCTTTTGTTAGCTAACCCTAACAATGTAGATACATGAACTATCGTGGTTACAGAAACAGCATGACCTAGTACATTGGTATTAGACACAGATTACTCTATTTACCAAGAAGGTGGATTAACTTATATAATCCCTATCACAGCACAAACATTCGGAGATATTGAAATAGCATACGACTATGATGTTATGGAAGGTCAGATTACTTGATACAATTATGAGAAGACTTCTATACCTTACGGATTATATAAATTCGTATCTTGTCCTATCCCGTTTATGGATTGATCTACAGCAATGACAAGAACATACACATACTACTTTGTAAAACATTACCCTAACGCTGAACTAACACAAGCGTTCATAAACCTATCGACTTCAGAACTAACAGGAAGTCCTGTATCACTACAAGGAGCATTAGGAGGACAAGTTATATTCTCTTATGAAGATGTAGCTGTTTAATATATAAATTATAGCGTATGTACTATGATTATCCAGTCACACGCAAATTTAGTACACCTATCCATACTCCAATGGGTGGGTGTATTTTGAAATATGAACAAAATACAATCAAAGATACTATGATTATGATGAACAATTATAGCGTAAAATGATATTTAGAGCAACGACTAGAATGATTTTTGATAGATAGTTTAGAGGTACTATTAGAAAAAGAGAGTAAACAAAAATACATTGCATTTCTTATGGATAATCCTACTTTGGTATTTGATAGGGTATGGAATAATCTAAACAGAAACCACGAAACTATATACAAGAATGTAAGGATAAGAGACGAGGATTCGTCAGATGACAAGATGTTGCTTAGCTCTACTATGATGTATGTCTGTAAAGAATACGGTATAAGCTGACCTAAGGACTTATTAGATTGATATACGCTAGAGCAGTATGAACGAATGGTGGAATGAATAAGGTTTAGTAATTATAGGTTGAATCCTAAAACCACAATATACAATAGACAAGCGATGGTAGATAAGTATAACGAGAGAGAGGAAAACAGGAAGTTGATGGATTACGCAAGGAAGTGACCTACAAAAGAATTTTTAGATGAATACTTTGCAAAAAATGGTAGTACAAATAGAGGAACTGGAAGCACCAATTGAAGTAACGGTAAAAACAAATAATGCTGAAGGTAATATTAAAAAGTTTGCTAGAGATGTTCAAAAAGAGCTTGACCCTGTTTTATTACAAAAACTAGAATTAGATGTTGCTTGACTACAACTATCGCTATCTAAATCAAGAAAATTACTTAGGGATGCAAAGAAGTCTTGAGATAGAGACGCTACATTAGAGGCACAGTTAAAAACGAATAGACTTTCAAGCGATCTGACTGAGGCAAAAAGACAGCTAAGAAATTATGTAAATACTTGAGATAAAGATTTGAGTAGACTACAAACAAAATTTAACCAACTATGAGATTGAGCAAAAAAAATGTGAGAGCAGTTAAAGAAAGCATTAGTTGCTGTTTGAGCTATTGCAGGAATACAAGCTGTTGCTAAATGAGTTATTACTTTGGCAGGAAATCTTGAGCAAGCTAGGATAGCATTTACCACTATGTTAGGTAGTGCTGAACAAGCTGATATAAAACTAAAAGAACTTTCTGCTTTCGCAGCAAAAACTCCATTTGAGTTGACTGGGATTAGACAAAACGCTAAACAATTATTAGCGATGGGTATTGCGTCTGATGATTTATTGCCAACTCTAAAATCTTTATGAGATGTATCTGCTTGATTATCTGTACCTCTTGAAAGATTAGCACTTAATTATGGACAAGTAATAGCACAGGGGAAGTTAACGGGAAGAGAGCTAAGAGACTTCACTGTTGCATGAGTACCTATACTAGCTGAGTTGGCTAAAAATTTAGGTAAAACTAAACAAGAGATACAAGGTTTAATTTCTTCTTGAGAGATAAGTTCAAACGATGTGGTTAAAGCTTTCCAAACAATGTCAGATGAATGAGGAAGGTTTGCAAACCTTATGGATAAACAAGCTAACACACTACAAGGAGCGTTTAGTAATCTCCAAGATAGTGTTAATATATTATGAGAAGAGGTTGGAATGATATTTATACCATTTCTTACAAAGATTGTAAAAGCTATGTGACCTGTTATAGAAGCTATCTGAAATTTTGCAAAACAGAATCCTAAATTATCTGCGTCTTTGTTTGCTGTTGCTGTAGCTTGATGAGCAGTAGCTGCTGCTATATCTTTAATATGATGACCCATAACTGCTGTCGTGGCTTGAATATGATTATTAGCAGGTGCAACTGGTTGATTTATTTCTGTTGTTAATTGATGAAGGAAGGAAGTAAATGGATTTAGAGACGACCTAGGAGAATTAAAAGAAGAGATTGAAAAAAATAAAAAAGCTCAAGATGATTTAGAGAAAGCATTTAAGAATTGAACTATGAGCCTTGTAGAATATAACAATAAATTGAATGAACTCCAAGAAGAGCAAGCTAGACTCACAGAGGAAGCTGATAAGGCTGTATTGTCATTAGAAGATATAAAAGAATCCTATGATAACATAAATAAAACATGAATAACTACCGAGAATGAAAGAGCAGAACTTGCTCTTCTTAGAGAAGAAGCATTAAGGACTAGGAATGAATTAAATAAACTCATTAAGACAATACAAGATAATTTCAAAAAATCAAAAAAAGAGTTTGAAAATCAAAAAGCTGAAACTGAGAGTTGAGTCCGTTCGTTAGTTTGAGTAGGTGCTGATGCTTGATTTGCTTGACAACAATTTCTATCTGATATTGCTGCTTTGAATCAAGCACAATGAGAATTACAATGAGTTGAAGATGTTATAAATTGAATATGAATTTCTTTATGAGATACTTCGGAAGAAGCTAAAGATACAGAAGATTCGTTAGAAGATTTATGATGATGAGCAAGCAAATCTATTGAGAAACTACAAGATAAATATAAAAGATTGAAATGAGAGTTAGATGAAACTATTATTTGAAGTCAAGAATTTTATGATAAACAGCTAGAGATAGTCGAGGTGGAGGAAGAGATTTCAAAGTTAGGTAAAACATATTGAGAGTTACAGGAAGAAATAAAAGAGACAACAGAGGAAACAGCCAAATTAAAAGAAGAAGCTAAAGATACTTTTGAGAAATGAATAAACGAACAGATAGCTAATACTGAAGATAAGATAAAGAGTTTGATCTGAGAGATACAAGACTTGAATGATGAGCTAGGTAAGATAGGAGAAGAGAAAGACCAAGATATAGCAGATAGGGTTGTATCTATAGATGTTGAGTTAGAGGAAGCAAGGAAAAAGATAGAAGAGTTTAACCAAGCAATAGCGTCTAGCGATTGAAGTGATTATCAAGATATAGTAGACTTACAAAAAGATATAGCAGAACAGCAACAGATAATAAACGATTTAACAACAGAGAAATGAGAGGCGTTTGCTTGATTGTCTTCTGAAGAAGCTGATTGACTAAGAGAACTTATAGAAGAGCAACAGAAATATAACGACCTTACAGAAATTGGCAAGATTAAAGAGGATTATGCAACACAAAAAGCAGAGATAGAAGCAGATTTGGTAGTAAAACAAGATGCTTTACTAGCAGAGCAAGAAGCTATAATACAATTTCAAACGATAAAAAACACATTATTAGAGCAAGGTAAGATAAAAGAGTTTAAGATAGCTAACGAACTTATTGCAAAATGGAATGCAGTAGCTAGAGCTAGAGAGTTATGATTATGAGGTAGCTTTGGTTGAGTTAGTTGAGGTTGATGAGGTTGAGGTTGATGAGACAACATAGGAGGCGATTCTATAAATACATATAATATAAATGTAAACTGAAGCTGACTTAGTCAATCGGAACTAACACAAGCGATACAAGACGCATTAAATTGATTTAACCCTTAATAAAAGATAATGTCTGGATTATTAGTAGCATGATATACAGTAGCTTGATGACCGATACCTGTTATAGCAGGAGCTTCTACTTTTATGATAGACGGTATATCTATACAAGATTGTGTTTGAGTATTTATCCAAGAGATAAACTATAACGATATAAACGAAATATCTTTTGGGAGTTTTGATTCTCCACAGAGTGACGGTTGAGGTGTTGTTGGGTATTATGTCCATTGAAAGACTTTGGATCTCTCTATGGTCGTGAAGTGACAATCAGAAGCTGAATTAAACACATATATATCAAATATAAAGCAAACATTTTACGGTAAAAACAAAACGCTATCTATTCTTGTTGATTGAGAGCAAAGAAATGCACAAGTGAATCTTCTTAGTTTAGAGTTTAATCAAAAACAGGGAGACAAGACACTACTCACAGAAGTTAGAGCTACATTTAGAGCTATGAATGATTTTTATGATAGTGCTGTGCAGAGTGACGCATTTTTGTGAATCGTTGGAGACTGGACAGAGGATATATTGAATTATTGAGAGAAAACTGCACACGCTAAAGTGTATATGGTGTTTGGTGCTTGAATAGTTGCACTTAATGAAGTTAAGCTATTATTGTGATGATATACAACAACAGTAAGTGAAACGATAGCTGATTGAGATGTATTGATATTCGATTGACAGGAGAAAGAGGTCACGCTGAATGGGGATATAATTGATTATGTTTGACCTATAGATTTGTTGCTTGAGAATTGAAGTAATCTTATGACTTGGGAGTTTGAATGATGAAGTACGGTCTTAGTAGATATAACGGTAGTATATAACAAGAACTATTTATAATGTAAATCATTATGTATAACTTAAAACTATATGATTATGATTGAACACTAAAACAGACTATATCGCCAAAACTGATGAAGAGTGATATAAAGTTTTATGGTAATATAAACGCTTCACAGGGTAATCTGAGTATGGCTTTGAACTTACCTATCACGAACAACAACTTTACTATATGAAATGTAGTAGAGATATGGTTATATAATGACGATAATAAGGATTGAAGACTGATATATACTGGTTGAATTACTGACATTAAGAGAATAGCAGACACGAATAAAGAAGAGGTAGAGATAAATTGTCTATGAATGATGTGGTTTTTGGGTAGGAAACGGTATAGAGATAGTTGAAATGCTATAACATTTACGGAGAATATAGACCCTGGAGATGCTATTATAGCTATAATAGACCAGATAAACGCTCAATATCCATGAAACTGGTTATCTTATAGCGAATGATTGGTACAAAATTATGGTACGAATCTTGATCTGTCTTATGATAAAACTAAGTGTACTTGAGCAATAGGCGTTATAACAGAAACAACTCAATGGGATTTCTATATAAGACCCGATTGACAGGTAATATTCAGACCTACTCCAACCATACCTACCCATATTTTGACATATAAGAAGCATATAGAGAGCATAGACATAGAGGAGACTAGCGATGATATGGTAAATAGATTGTTCTTGTATAGTGACAATGTAGCTTGAAGCTACAATGACGCTACAAGTCAGACTGATTATGGGTTATTTGAAGATAATGAGACAGATAGTAAATGGAATAACCAACCAACTATAGATCTAGCAGGAGATAATGGTATAGAAGAAAGGAAGAACCCACTAAGGAATATTACTATCGTTGTGAACCAAGAATATGATATATTCTCTATATATCCATGAGATACAATAAGTATTGTGAATACGGATTATCCAATAAAGAACGCTAAGGTAATAAAGACTAGCTTCAATAATAATAAGCTAACTATAAATCTTGAGCGTTATGTTGGGATAGGTAAAAGATTATTATCTCTTGTAAATAAACAATAGAATAATACCATAATTTTAGTTTATCACATAAAAACTACTATGGCACTACAAAAATATTCTAACACAAACTTAGCAAGCTGTATATTATTGGCATCTGCTTGAGCTTCGGCTACAACCTTGATAGTAGATACTGGTAAATGATGATTATTTCCTGCGAGCAACTTTCGGGTAAAATTCTATGTACTAGATAGTGAGGAAAGAATCATAAAACAAGAAATAATTTATGTAGATAGTAGAACAGGAGATTCATTTATAAATTGTACGAGATGAGCAGATGACTGTCCTGCTGATTATACAGCGACAGCACAAACAAATACACAATTTGCTTACGATACATCACAAGAGACTGTATATGTACAACAAGTGTTCCCTAACGCACAGATTGAGGATATACAAAACGAGGTGGAAGATATAGTTGTTACGAAGTTACCATTGAAAGCTAATGATGCAGATGTTGTCCATAAGACTTGAGCAGAGAGTATTAGTTGAGTAAAAACATTTACAAGTAAACCACAAGTACCAACAGGAACTACTGGACTAGACGCTGTAAATAAAGCACAGTTAGACGCTGATATATTAGCTGCTTGAGCTGTAGAGGCATTGGTAGACAAAGACACCTATATACTATGAGAAGATGTAGTAGCTGGAGATAGTCTGTTTGTAGAAGATATGGTCGATTACAACGATTCTGTTATTGATTACGCTAGTTGATTTTTAGAGCTCGATAGTACTTCAACTAATCAATGAGCTGGTTATAGAATATTATCTAATGCAGTTCAAACAATAGTTACAGTAACAAAAATCAATAGTTGTACTGCTACGAGGGCTGTTTTGCGTAATGATGCTTGAACAATATTAGATACAGCAACATTTTCTTGAAATGTAGCTACATTTTCATCTCCTTATGAGCTATCTGATTGAGTACAATATAGAGTACACCTCGATAGTAATTGATGAAATTATAGTAGAAGAAGAGGCCTTATTATTGCTTTTCCTGCTTATGATTTTATTGAATATGTTTGATGAAGTAGAGATACATCAACAAATGATGTTAGTCCTTATAATATAACTTCAATAGGAATAATATATATCCAGAATATCGGAGATGTAACAGCAAACACTAGAGTAAGTATCCCTGCTCTATGAAGTGGAGTTACAGCTAGTACATTGAAACTAGCATTAAAGAAGTTTGTATCTCCTTGAGTTGATTTATGAATAAGAATAGAAACAGATAATGCAGGAGAACCTAGTGGAACATTGGTAGATGCGAATGCTACAGCTACAGTAACAGCTGCGAGTTTGACTACAGGTTTGGTAGATACTACAGTTACATTAGCAGGAAGCATTACTGTAGCTGAATGAACAAGAGTACACATAGTACTATATGCTTGAATATATTGATCTGAAACAGTGAATGGTACTAACTACTTTGGTATAGGATATGTGCCAAAAAATACAACAACTAGACCACTAAATACTTATAATTGAAGTATCTATGGTACAGCAGACAACGATATATTTTCTTATGTTGATAGTGATTTATTCACACCAAAACTACTATCAAAAACAAACGCTACATATAGCTATAAACTACCAAACGATTTACCAAGAATAGCGACAGAAGCTAAGAGTTCTTGAGAGAATGTAGTAGCTACGATACTAGGATTAAATGATAATTTTAGTGGATTGACACCATTGGCTACTTATTATATATCAGACACTCCTTGAGTTATTGGGGCAGTTTCTTGAACATATATATATAAAGTGTGAGAGGCAGTAGATGATGTTACAATAAATATATCAAAGACTGCTATAATTAGAAAATCTACATTCACTACAATAAATTCTTCAAGAGTTAGTTGAGGGTGATCAGGAACTACTACATCTAGCATCTATCAGTCAGATGCAAACTATCGTGTAGTGTTTTCCCTGAACGCATACGCACCAACTTCACAAGAAACATACTTAAGAATACAAGAGTCTGATGATGGTTCTACTTGACGAATTACGATTAATCGTCAAAATGCTGAAGATAGCGAAGAAATGAATAGTTCTATGGAGGTATTTTTATTAAAAGGCAAATACTATCGTACTCAAATAGAAGCAACCAGTGGCGGTGGTTATTGAAGTATAACTATGCTATCAAATATTTTATTCTCATAGAAAACAGATGCCTAAATTATCTATACTAAACTGACAACCAATATTATCAATAGATCTCTCACACAAATGAGCAGAGGTATTCGACATAGATGATAGCTATCTATGAAAGCTAAAATCTAAGACTCACTACTTTGATGTCGAAAGCAAAGAGGTAGTTGCTTATCCTATCCCTGAACCAGTAGAACCGACAGAGGAGGAACTAGCTGAACAGGAGGCTGAACAGAAATCGTCAGCAATAAGAAGCAAGAAAGAAGAACTAAAACAGCTGATATTAGACAAACAAACAGCTGAGTTGTTATGAGAAACACTAGATGACACCATAACAAAAATTCAGCAGACAGCTGAAGAGGTTATAGATCTAGGGGAATGAACGAAGGGACAAAAAACAACGCTTAAAAATGCAGTAAAATCAAAACTTTTAGTAAACAAATAACACAATATGATTATAAGATATTTATGACAAGAACCGTCTAATATCAAAAACTCTGTAAATAAGACTATAGAGTTATTTACTTGATCTACTGTAGATTTGTTAGATAGTACAGGAGAGAGATTGGTTACCGCTTATCCTAATTTGTATGAGGAGCTTAATCAGGTATGATTATATATTTGTAGTAACCCACAAACAAAGAATCTAATCTCTTTTAGTTATTCTGTAGAACAAGTATTGTCGCTATCTCGTAGATATGTAGAAGGTACTGCTATATTAGATTGAGTTTCTGTTATTGTAAAAGCTGTAATAAATATAGATAACGGTACTGTTATAGATAATTTAGAAGCAGTATCGTTGTATGGTAGAGAAAGTGTATTAGAACATTCTAGTTGAATAGAAGCAACTATCCAAAGTGGTAGCCTTGTTGGTTGAGATCTAGAGGTAGTTATATGTGCTGATTTCCAACCACCTGCAATAGCAGCACAGACACTTACATTCTTTTGACCTAGTGCAGTAAACAAAGACGCTAACGGAGTATATACTTTATCCTTTAGTAACGCTTGACCTGATACATCTACAGATACAGTGATAACATTACCATTGCCTGCTTGAGTAGATTATGTAAGCGATAATTGAGGTTGAGTAGAAAATGCTTGAGTTGTTACTTGGGATTTATGAGATTATAATGCAGGACAAGATATAACAATATCTTTGACTCTCAATTTCACAACAGCTTGAAGTAAATCATTACAAGCTACATTGACTGATAGTTTAATCGCAAGTAACGATATAGTAAGAACAATAAATACCAATGTATTGTTTGCCGATTTAGAATTAGGTATATCTTGAAGCACTACTCCTGAATATAGTGATAGTTTTTCACAAACAGTATTAGTCACAAATAACTGACCTACACTCGCAAACGGTACAGAAGTTACTATAGTATTACCTATATGAATTGATTGGGTTAGTGGTAGTGGTTGGAGTTATAACGCTTGAACAAGGACAGCGACTAAAACTATATGAACTCTAACAAATGGTTGAACAGATAGTAGTACAATAAATCTTATATGAGCAGATATATGAACATTTCAAATAGAATGAGAAGTTACTGCAACAACACCTGAATGAAATCCATTAGATAATACAGTAGATAGAAATATAACGGTAGAAAACAAAAATATTGATAGCAGCTTAACTGGGTGGGTCGACGAGAATGATATACTTACTCAGTTTGCTGTAAACTTCAATACCCAGTTACCGTTTCCAAATCCGACATATTACACTTCTTGAGATTATAAAGTTTCTATAGAATTCCCATTATGAACACAATATTCTGATCTAATACAAAACAACGAGGTTGAGTATCCGTTATGAGATATAGATAACGAAGTCCGAAACGCTTGAACAAGTACGGCAACTTGGGATATGACGCCAAAATCTGCAAGTCTTTGGCTTGGTAGTCCTTATCTTAATTGACCATTAAATTATTATGCTTGAGATGTTATATTTACTTTATTAGTAAATATCCCTTTCAATGATATTAACTTAGTTAATAATGTATCTATTACTAATATACCAGCAACTGGTTCTCTAAATACAACAGTAATAACTGACGATACATATGACTTATCTACTATAATAGATACTAATTTATGAGGTACTTTAGTATATACTTTAGATTGAACAAACACCATAGCTTGAGTAAGTATAGTATGAGATATATTGACTGTTACTGCTTGAGATAAGACAGGATTATTGGCTATAAATGTAAGTAACTGAGTGGATAGTGTAGTAGTTAATCAGACAGATATAACTAATCTTTATGAAATTCGTATGGATATTTTAAATCCCACAAGTGTTACTAATATAAGTAATGTGTCTATTGTTTTGAATAACCAAAGCGAGTCACCTAATCTAACACTAAACTATGCTTCTTTATGATGAACTTTATATAGAGTTGGTTATATAAATACAGCAAATGAGTATTGACCTTGAGTTATAGCTTGACCTAACGGGTTAACTTGAACTCTAATAACAGACCAATGAAATACCACTTTTCAATTATCTTGAAGTCCATCAGAAAATTCTGGAGTAATAAGTATGAATGTTATATATGGAACATTAGGTGAACCATCAGGTGAACCATCAGGTGAACCATCAGGTGAACCATCAGGTGAACCATAAGATATCTACACTATAGTTTCTTGATTGCAAAAATCAGGGATATTTGTTAAGCAAGCCGAATATGAAGTAATGAAAAAAGGAAGAGGGTAATCCCTCTTTTTTTGTTTGCAAATAGAAATTAAAATGTTATATATACAATATATCCTTTATGTTTTTATAAAACTGATATGCTTGCTACTGCGACAACTACACCTACATCTATTGATGAACTTATGTCTGCATTTAACCTAGAACTACTAGAACAGAAAGTATTAGACGCGAATATGGCTTGACCACAACCGGCTTATGTTAGTGTTACAATAAGAAACGAAGAAAACGGACAAACAATTTACGCTGAATTATATAAAGACGCTGATGATAGTTATTCTTTACCTATCGCATACCAAGAAGAAAGAACTTTTATAACAAACTCTTTGAACTATCTTAGTTTAGTTGGTAGTACAGATGCAGAGTTTATATTTTCTGTACAACTTGTATAATTTTTTTATATCTAACTGTCATTATAGATGATTATTAAATACATTTGAATTGGAACGACGAAACTTGCTGACTTCACAAATATTATCAGAACTCTCATTAATTGAGATAGTATACAGGTAGAAGACCCAATAGGAGAACAATTAACACAAATGTATCCTAATAGTTGGATAAATAACCCAACTATAGATGCTATTACTCCTGACCAACAAGCGTCATTAAGACCAAGCCAACAGCGAGCATTCCCAAACATGACTCTCCTTGATGATTTGAAATCGGTTGGTATATCAGGAGAACAAGTGTTTTTGTCGAAAGGATTGATGACTT